GCTCGGGAATTAAAAAATTCAGTAGAGTTACTTGCTGCATAACATTATATAAGAAAACAAAATTCAAGACCACCGAAAGGTGGTCTTTTTGTATGAAGGGAATATTATGAGAAAATTTGCAAAACGTGATAGACAAGAAAGAGCAATCGAAAGATTAGAAAAGACACTCACAATGCACGAAGCGAATGCAGAGTTGACAATTGCAATCATGGAAGATAAGAAAATGTCAACTGGTGCTGCTGACAAAGTAGAATCAATTCGTCAACAAAAAATCAAGAGAGCTAAAACTACAATTGAAAATACAAAAGAGAAAATGAAGTAATGGGAATAAATAAGGTTATTAACAGACATTGGCGTGACTGGGCTGCATTGGTCTATCTGTTCATTTGTCTGGTTGATTTTTTTATTGCTCCTTTGATGTGGAATATAGGTATGGCAATGGAAAGTGATGAAATTAAAATGAATACAAGCAGGTGGATGCCACTAACGTTACAGGCTGGAGCAATGTTTCACTTATCATTCGGAGCCATACTAGGTGCAACTGCTTGGAAGAAAAAAGACGAATTGGAAGTTCATCATCGCAATGGTGATAATTCTGGTTCTTAGTGGATGTTCGATCACAAATTGGTTTTTATGGAAAAATGGAGAGAGTGGAGATAGGAGTACATTACCAGTAAGATTAGAAACTCTTATTGAAATGGCAGAATATTGCAAGGTGATTTATTCCGAAAAAGGAATCATACCAGATGATCCAGAGAATGCTAATCTCAATTTAATGATTGATAAAAAGTTTCGGAAAAAAAGAGATGAATTTTCATATTATGTAAAACAAACAGATGGTATAACAATTCTTGTTTTCAGAGGAACGGCCAACAGAAAAAATATACTAACTGACATTGATATGAGAATGTTTGATGATAGTCAACTTGATTTATTATTACATAGAGGATTTAGAGATGCAGCTGATGTGATACGAAATGATATAATGAAAAATTATGAACTACACAAAACTGTTTATTTAACAGGACATTCTTTAGGTGGTGCGATTGCACAAATCATAGGAATGTGGTTAAATGAGGAAGGATACAATGTTCAAATTTTTTCTTTCGGATCACCAAAAGTCACTACTAAATTTCTTTTTAATGAACCCAATCATTGGAGGGTGGCTGTTAGGAGCGATCCTGTGCCTTATATGCCTAGTCTTCCTTATGTTCATTCAGGCATTCATATAGACCCCAAAACATTAGATTGGGATGAAACACATGAAGAAGATAGCATGTTACAAATTGATGGATTAGATCATTCTATTAAATATTATTACAACACATTAAAAGAAAGATTAGACAATGGTAAATGATGTTAAAGTTTTGAAGTTAATTACAGGTGAAGAAGTAATTGCGAGAATAACAGAAGAAGAAAATAATTTAATATCTCTCAAGCAACCGATGACATTACAAATGTTGCCCCCCACATCAACAGGACAAGTGGGATTTGCATTGGTGCCTTGGATGAAAGCTGCAAAAAGCGATAAGATGACAATTTCAATAGAACATGTTTTAGTTACTGATGAAGCATCAGACCAAACTGAAAAAAATTATCTTCAAGTAGTGACAGGTCTTTCCTTGTAATGTACAAACCGCTTCCAGATGGGATAACAATCAAGAAATCCCCCATCAATGGTTTGGGATTATTTGCAACCGAAATAATTTCTGAAAATACTTTGCTTGGAATAATCCATATTCCAATTAAGGGTGAAAAAAATGGTTATTTCAGAACACCTCTTGGTGGATTTGGAAATCATTCTGATGATCCCAATTGTTCTAAAATCTTAATGGAAGATGGTTCGTGGTGGATTGTTGCTTCGAAAAATATCGAGCCTGGAGAAGAACTTACTTGGAAATATACTTTATACGAAATTGAAAAAACTTGACAATTGAAAAACAGTGTGTTATAATAGTAATATTAGATTAGATTTGTTGAGCAAACGACACTAAAGCCAGGTCGGAGGGACGGACTCCTAATCCCTGAACGTGAATAAGTGCTCTACCTAGATGAAGTTAAGGTGCCTTTCCAAAAAGACCCATAGTACGTGCAAAGGGTTGAGGTTAGGATAGTTTAGGCCCTACTCAACAAATCTTTTATGGGGGAGGTAGACCGTAACGAGTAGCGGGCCTGTCTGTAAAACAGGTGTCTTAGACCCACTGGGTGCAAGTCCTAGGCTCCCCACCAACCATATAAAGGAGTTATATGGAAAAGATAGGAATAGTAACTGTAATATCATTATTAATATGGGTTGGAATTATATACGCAATAAATTATTTTGGACTTTTATAATATTTTGTTTATTACTTAGTGGATGTACTATTTGGGATCATCTTACGGGCAATGTTGAATGTCCACCAGATGAATATTGTTTGGATTTAACAGAAAGAATGAAAGTTCTTAGTAGTTTAAAACCAATAAAGGGATGGAAGGTTAGAGGATGTTTTCATTCTAAACAAGCAGACCCTACAAGTGTTGGTGAATATATGTATTGTGAACATTGCGACAAAGATGCAAATCAAATGTGGATGATTTATAATTATGATAATGAAACATGGAGTTTAAAAGAACAGAATTGGCATGATATTTGTGGAACTCCATTTAATTTTAAAAAATAAAGGAAATAATGAAAGCGATAATGTATGGAACATCAAAATGTTCATGGTGTGATAGAGTAGCAAAAATGTTAAATAATAGTGAAATAGAAGTGGAAAAAATTGATGTATCAGAAAGTAAAGAAAATTTAAAATTAATGAAAGAAGCCGCTGGAAAAACCGCAACAACTGTTCCACAAGTTGTTATTGATGGTAAATTTGTAGGTGGTTATACTGAAGTTGAAAGATTTATTAATAGATTATAGGGGAGTAGATGGGACTAGAAGCTGCAATAATACCATTTCTTCCATGGCTCACAGAAGCATGGTTATGGAGTAAATCAATTTATATAGTGGTTGTTACTTCAACCATTTATCATTGGGATAAACCACATGGATTTTGTGAAAAGGTAAACTCAGCAGGATACGATATTCAAGGCGTTTTCTACTGTCTTTAATGGAGAAAAATATGAATGTGATAAAAACAGCAATAGAAATTGATGTATTTGAAGAAATGAAATTGGATGAAACTACTGGTGAAATTGTAATGAGGCCAATGGCAGAAATGATGGATACACCATTGGATTATATAGATGAAGAAGATGAACCAGAATGGACATCGTTATTAGAAGTTTTGAATGAACATTTAATTGAACCATATATTGTTCCAAGTTCGTTAGAAGTTCCAGATGAGAAAGATTATCATATGATTGTTGCCGCATCTGAAGATTTGGTAAAAGTTGCAGGAGATTTTGCAAAGAAAGTAGAAGGATTGCATACTATTGACCCAAAAGAATACCAAGAACGAGTATCACGATTCGAGCAGGGAACGTTATGGCCATTAGAAAATCATGGGCCTGGGCCTGATGAAGAAAGATAAAAAAATAGTATGCCAATTTATGAATATAAATGTGAAAATTGTGGACATGAATTTGAAGAGATGTTACATTTTTCAGAAAGAGATGATCCTCTGAATACTCCTTGTTCTTTTCCCACTTGTGGCGGAAAAGTTCATTTGAAAATGAGTTTGGGAAGTTTTCATCTCAAAGGTGCCGGTTGGTATAAAGATGGTTATGGTGATAAAAAATCAATGTCCAAAGAGGAGAAAATTGAAAGATCAACAGTCAAAACTACAAGTACCAATTCTCAAACAGGAGAAAGTAAAGTTGTTTCTGAAAAACCTCTTGATGCCAAAGCTCCTGAAGCTCGATCTCTTGTTGATGATTAGAGCATTACTAATCATTTTATTATTAACTGGATGTGGTGTTCCCCCTGACGATTGGAAAAATACTCGGCCTGGAAGTGATGACCAATGGATGGCATCTATGGATGTATCTTTGGAACGATGGATAGTTGCATCACAGTATTTACCTAAAGAAAAACTGCAAGGATTATACTCAGCAGGATTTTTTGAATTAAAGGAAGCTATATACTCTCATCATTGTGATAGACATGGAAACATGATACGAATGAAATATGAAGAAGAGGGTAGAATCTGGAAAATAATTAAATATGAAACATTGGGGTGTGGAGAAAAACTATGAAAGCAATACTTGAATTTGAATTGCCAGAAGATGAAGAAAATTTTAATATAGCTTCAAAGAGTATGGATTGGGCACTTGTAGTGTGGGATATGGATCAAATAATGCACAAGAAAATGAAATATGCAGAACTATCGGATGACTCTAGAAAAGAGATAGAAGATCTTAGATTAACAATGAGTGATATGTTAATTAATAGAGGGTTATTATATCCAGAATAGATGAAATACAACATAATAATTAATTAAACACTTGACTTATTTATTTTATTATGTTATAATAGTTACAGAGAATAAAAAAATATGTTTATAAAATTAGGAAATCCCTCACGTAAAAATAAAGCAGAGACAGTAGTCATCCATGATTATGACACATGGAACATGGATATTACATTGGCATATATCATAGTGCCTATGTTGAAACAACTCAAAGAAACAAAACATGGCGCTCCTTTTGTGCATAATGAAGATGTTCCGGTGGAGTTACATTCTACGGAAGAAGATCAGAAGGATATGCATTCAGGTGAGGATGACAAGTATTTCGATCGTTGGGATTTTGTACTGAATGAAATGATTTTTGCATTCCAAAGTAAATTGAAAGATTGGGAAGATCAATTTTGTTCAGGTGAAGTTGATTGGTCTCTTAAAAAAACGGATATGAAAGATAAGAATGGTCAGCCGTTGTTTGAAACAGTTCACGGGCCGAAACATACATTTGAGGTGGACAACGAGGGCATAAAAAAATACCAAGAAAAAATCAATAATGGTTTTAGGTTATTTGGTAAATATTATAATGGATTATGGGATTGATATGCGAAATTCTTTTTTATCCTTTTTAGGTAATATTTTAGACTTTTATGGTTATATTTTTTGTGAAGCATCTTTCAGGCTTTCTACTTGGATTGATAAACATTTTGTTTATAATGAGGAAAAAGATAAGTATGAGGGATTTTTGGGTTTTTTATTAGATAGGATTGTTTTTACAAATTTGTATAAATTAGGGTGTTGGTTTTATAATAAAGCCAGTGTTATATGTTGGGAAAGAATTAAAGATACAAACATCAAATAAAAGATGCAACTTTTGTTATGGTAAACAATTGAAGAGTTAGCATCCGGTGTTCTGTATTTGAAAAAATATGGAACACTAGCTTAGCGGTTGGCTCACCTCTACTGGTGCACTGGTAGTTCCGAGTCAACCGTTCCGAGGATATAGTTAAATGAGAATTGATACAGAAAAAACCAAATATTTTTATAGTAAAAATTATGAGTGGTGGAGCATTTGAATACAGACAACATGTATTAGAAGATTTAGCTGAGGAAATTAGAGAAGCTATATTTTCTTTAAATCATGATGATACAAAAGGATTATATACAGAGGAAACCATGAAGCAATTTGAAGATGCTATAATGTTTCTTAAAATAGCTTACAAATATGTAGAAAGAATAGATTGGTTGCTTTCTGCTGATGACGGAGAAGAAACTTTTCACGAAAGACTAGCAGAAGATTTGGCAAGTTTGGTGTCACCTTTTACTGAAGTAGCACTTGAAAATGTGCAAAAGAAAATGTCTGAAGGTTTAAATTTATGAGGAGAAGTGATTAAAGACCTTGAAGACGAGTTAGATTTGAAAAATGAGAAGGAGAAATAATTAAAGATGATTCTGTTTGGAGATTGTAAAGAAAAGTTAAAAGAATTAGACGATGACAGCATTGATGCTGCTGTAACTGATCCACCCTACGAACTTGGATTTATGGGCAAGAAGTGGGATGCCTCTGGGATAGCCTACAATGTGGAATTATGGAAAGAGTGTTTGCGGGTGTTGAAGCCAGGCGGACATTTACTCTCTTTCGGAGGAACACGAACTTATCACAGAATGGCAGTGGCGATTGAAGATGCAGGGTTTGAGATAAGGGATATGCTCGAATGGATATATGCTTCTGGATTTCCCAAAAGCCAAAATGTAGGTAAGGCGTTTGATAAGAAGATGGGGAATGAGAGGGATAAGGTAGGTGAGGACAATAACTTTGGTGTTTCCAAAGCAGAACAAGGCAAGAACGCTTTTGGCGATTACGAGGGCAAGTGGCACATCACCAAAGGAAACTCCCAATGGGAAGGCTTCGGTACAGCACTGAAACCAGCCCACGAGCCGATTGTGTTAGCACGAAAACCATTGTCAGAAAAAACCATTGTAGAGAACTGCATAAAACACGGAACAGGTGCGTTGGATATTGATGGGTGTAGGATACCGACAAGCAAAAAAGACCAAAATTATATTTCGGAAAGAATAGGTGGTTTTAATAATACGCAATCAATAGGCGGTATTTATGGCGATGGGAAGGTTGTGGATAGAAAAAAAATCTATGATGGTTCACAAGACCGCTTCCCAGCCAACCTGCTTGTAACCGATGATGCGTTGAATGACGGGGTGATGAAAAGTGGAAAAGTGGGAATGACGCAACATGGAAGTGGAAGCAATAAGGTTTATGGTAAATATAAAAACAGTAAACAGAGCTATACTGTAGATGGTGTTTCAGACTCAGG